GTTTGTCACCAATTAGTCGGCCAAGAAAGTCCGCTGGATCATATGAACCAGCATGCCACATGCCCCCAATACTAATATTAACACCCAACAACTCAGCCATATACCTAAGCTGAATAACAGTTGGATTCCAAGCGTCAGTGTACAGAAAATAATCGCCATCATTAATCTTGCCTTCGCAAAATAGAGTTGCAATCTGCTCCAATTGATTTGATTTGTATACATTGGTTCCTCCAAAATTTAAAAATGCTCCTGGCGTTGTTGCCTGGGGAGTATCACCACCAGATATAGTTGTTACATTTGATTGAGTGTGTTTTTGTATCTGCCATGGCAAATATTTTTTCCATTCAGCTGTGTATCTTGTTTCTACTGCTTCTATATCAACAATGTAAATCATCCGTGTATGCTCTCCTCTGGTGACTTGGTTGTATATTTTGTTGACACATAGGTTACCAACTTTGGATCTTTGAATGAAAAACACACTTCATCGCAACCAGCATCTTCAAAATAAAAATCTTTGCCATATGTGTATCCTTGTAGGCCAAGATCGTTTGACACTATGCATCCGACATCGAAGTCAGTGTAGTTGCCATTCAATGCTCCGCCTTCTGTGTCATAGTATCCACCACGTGTTGTAGTCTTATCTGATGCAATTACAACTGTGTGTTCATATTTGTATGGACCTGGATTACCCATTAGTTGACTGCTTTGTTGTATGTGTTATCACAGCCATTTTCTCCATCTTCGGATACTTCAATTCTTATTACTCTGCCTGGATGTTTGATTTGTATTTGATGTGCAAGTTCATCTGCAATCATTTCGCAGGACTTGTAGTCTAGTTCCAAAGTGTCTTTGTATAAACTTTCCAGCCATCTTTTAAACTGTATGAATTCGATATCCCTGTCATCGTGAAATACCTCAATCCAAACCTTGAAATGGAATATGTGTCTATGCGGATATCCCAAAAAAGACACGTCTTCTAATTTAGGATCTTGCAGTGCCGCTGGATACTTGTGGACTCCTTCTTTTCTAAATGTTACCCAAATTTGTTTCATAGTACAATAATAAACTTTTTATTCGAAATAGTCAATACAATCTCCTGTCCTTATTAGTTCGTTGGTAAAACAGTGTAATCCTCCATCCCAGAAGTCCAAAGACCGCAATGATAGATCAATACACTCAACTTTTCTTTTGGACAATTCATTAAACACATATTTGTTATATCCTGGCATTAATACACATTGTTCATTGATTGATAATGCATTTATACTCCAACAAGTTTCCTCAGGATTGGTATCTTTGTACCATAACCATTTTTCCAGTATAAAAGGATGAAATTTATTGTGTTTGTGTTTAAATAGGTCACCCCAAACATTAACACTTTTAACATGTTGGGCCTCTGGCACAGTGCAATCAATTATATCCCAACTTTGCAAACGTTCTGGAAGACTGTCATATTCAATAGCAGATAATAATAGTCCTGGCCTTACAAAAAATATACTGCCATCCAAATGACTGCCTACATCTTTGATTTCATTTAATCTCATCAATGGATTGATGTCTATTAATTGTTTGTACATAAAGACACATCCTTCGATTGTGCCTTGATTACCATAATCGCTTGTGTAAAAAACATCTCGGCCACATCGCAAAAAATTAGCAGTGTCTATGTAATCTCCACGCACAATATTTTCTTGTAGCACATGATCTAAACTTTTTGTTTTAGCATGATTGTAATCATGTATTTGATTTGGAATAATAGTTGTGTTGCCGTATACCATAAACCAATCTCTTGGTTGTAAAGGTGGAGAATACGCTGGTTTGCTTCTTAGATCATATGTTGTACACTGTTCAACCTTTATTCCTAATTTTTTTAACTGTGTATGTATTTTTTCAAGGTCACTGTGTGTGTATTCGAATACTTTACTTAGATTGTCTTGATGTTCCTGACCTAGTAAAGGCACATCTATTTCGTCAACTGTATTGATATTTCCTATAGCAACTGATTCAAGAGGTTGAAATTCAGACCAAACATTATATGATTTGGTCATTTTCATATTCAGCCCACTCTGTGAAATGTTTTTTGTCAATCATGTCATTGACCGACCAACACCATACACCTGGATTTGTTGCTTTGAAATCTGCATCATCGATTTTAATCACAACATTACCTTTCATTTTTTTAACGTTATCCATACGTAGTCCATATATGATACTAAATTTTTTATATTGTAACAAATCTAAGATGTCGCTGAATCTTGGAGTTGGCGATGTGTCAAACGTGACCCAATAGTTTTTATCTAAAAAATATCTTAGTTGATTGGCCAGCGGAATAATTTCTTCTCCAACTAAAGTTTTAAATGAATGATTAGCGCCAAAGTAGATATGTTTACACTTATTTTTTTCTGCGTGTTTAATAATAGTTGCTGTGCGATGCAAGCCAACCACAAACAATGTTTTCATGCCTTTGGTCTTTGTTTTTTCAACTTCTTTTCCTACAAAAAAATTAATGTTGTCATTTATGCCATCTGCATAATCACGTTTCATCTTTATCCAACTCCGCTAGTATTTCTTTGTATCGCAATTTCATTTTTTTAGCATCCAGCAATTCGGCTTTGTGGGCCCATTCTCTAACTTTCTCGCGTTGTGCTTCCATCTGTTTAACTTTCTTTTTCAGTGCTTTTAGTTCTTTTTTAATGTCTTCTTGTGACATGTGTATTGTTGAATCGTCAAAGTTTGCCATTTACACCTCCTCGAATAAATTATTGAATTGTGTTGAAGCATTTACTGTTTTTTTGCCTGTTGCACCTCTAGTGCCTATTATACTCATCCAATATTTAGAATACTCTTCTATTATAGCATTTGCAATAGATCTGTCATCCGTTGCAAAAATGGCTTCGATGATATCACGGAACATTATCCGATCAAATGATTCATTGATTAACATGCTTGGTATTTTATTTTTGTCATACTGCCTGTTTGCTTCTTGCACTGCATTAATGTGCATCCAAACATTGTGTCCCATCATGATGGCATATGAAAATGAATCCCATGATGTTCTTCCTTCTTTTCCAATCTTATTTAGGTCACCAGGGGCGTATATACAAATATCTTTAGCAGTCAGTCCAGTGCTTATTGGCGAATCAAGGAACGAATCATGTTTGCCTTCACGTACAAATGCTTGGGCAAACGGAGTTGTATCTGTGGATAACTTTTTATCATCAATACTAGCAACCATTCTGTACACCCATTTTGTTCTATCTTCAGTTTCAATCTGGCAATACACTTGTCCATTGGCAGTTGCAAGAAAGGGCGATGCACAATCAAATGTTACTGTAAAATTAGGATTGTGATATTTTCTTACTGCTCTTTGTATGTCAGTTAATAATGTTGCCCATTCTAACTTGGATGTGCCTAAAAAATGCATGTAGTCATGTATGCCTTTTTCCAATAAACCATCGAATCTAAGTGCAACTAGCCTTTTCAATACAAGGTGTATGTCACACATATTTTGTCCGCCCATGGACCAACCATTGAAATGTGTATCAGGATATTGTTTAGGATCACAGTATTTTTTCATGCGTTCATACCAGTCATCAGCTTCTGTGTGGTTCTCACCCTGTAACACGTTTAAAAATTTACAGGCTCCCGAGCGATGTTTCATAAAATATTCGTTGTTGATGTTAGTTGCCTGGCAGGCTTCTTCATAAGTTGTGATCCCTGTGGCTTGTTGTCCTTTTGGAGATCTTGCCACCCAGGCCGGAATATCAAGGATCATACCATAATCCATGTACGCATCCATCCATGCCAGCACCTGTTCACGTTTCTTTTGTGCTTTGGGACAGTTAGGATCTTTCCAATCACCTTCCCAAACTCCTTTGCCGATTTGAAATCCTCCTGAATCGCCCAGTGCCCATGAAGTTGTTCTATCACGTTTTCTGAACATATCTTCTTTTGGAGAATCACGATTGATATCAAGATCTGCGTGTCCAGCTGAATACAAACACCATTTATATTGAAACTGTCCTTGTGTTGGATTTAAAAAATTTAAACTTTCAACACCATTGTTGAAGTTGCTAGGAATACGACTGGTATCAACATATTCCATTGATCTTTGTTTGCCTATGAACGTTGCGTAAAAGCCACTTACTGCTGGAAGAAACACAGCATAGTCATTTTGTTCGGCAGTAAGATTTGTGTTCATTTACTTGCTTTGTGCAGGCAGAATGTATTGATAGGTTGCCATTCCAGAATCAAGTGTAATTTGTAATGCACCATCATCTGAAAATGCCATTTCACATGTGTTAGTTTCAATAAGTTTCAAAATTTGTGTCACCTGTGCCACTGGCCACGCCCAAGTTTTATCAAGTTTTCCTTGTATTCCTGTTGCAAAAGTAAATTCACCTGCGTGTGATGAAAGATCACCAAACTTAAATTTTAGTGCATCACCATCTGTTGTGACTGTAAAAACATTTTCTTCTGCGTTTGCTTGTGCTTGAAAGTTTAGTCTTTGCACATCAGGCATAGTTGGCTTAATGTTAACGTGCCAACTTACTCCTCTAAACTTAACTGATTTAAGTTTTTCATTTACTATTTCAGCATTCATAAATCTATAATCATTTTTAAAATCCTTGTTATCATTTTCAAAGTGCAATCCTACAGGCACAGTTTCTCCGTTGCGTTCTTGTGTATTAACTGTGATTTGTGCTTTGTCTTTGTATACAGGAAGTTTAAGCAGTATATCAAGTTTGCCCAAATTCGGCATACCAAAAGTTCCTTGATATTCAGTGACAGGATTTTTTAGTTCTGCTTTTACAACAACTGATCTGTCTTCAGCCATTGCATCAATCTGTGTTGATTTATCATCACCAACTACTTTGACCAGATCAATAAAGCCAAGAGAATGTGTGTGCTTCACAACATCTAATAATATATCTTTCATACTGTGTATCTCCTAACGTTTATTATAAGGCTATTTAGAGCTGAAGTCAAACTCTTTCTATTTTTGTTGACCATGCTTTGTTGGTGGTAAGGTTTCCCTTTTTTGATAGATGATAAAATGTATACATAGAATCCACATGATACACACTTTCTAATATTAAACCAACTTGTTCACATGTGTCTTTTACAATATCGCTTGTGCAATATGTAATCTTTTTGCCCAAAACATTTTTCCATTCATCCTCACAATCTGCGTCAGTAATATGAATCAAAGCTTCGCCACCAGGACGTAAAATTTTTTCAAAGTTACTAAAAAAGTCTTTTAGTTGTCCTATAGATATATAAGGAAAATAATCACAACTGAATATTGTGCCTATTTGATTATGCGGCACATGTTCATTATTGATTGTACCAGTATGATCTAAAGGCTTTTGTCTGAACATGGTAGGATTAAAGTTTTTGCCTTTGTGTAGTTCATTTTTAATGTATTTTTTTATATCAGGCACATTAAAGTTATTTGTAAGCACATAGACAAGATTGGACTTTAGTCCATGTTCTGTGTATTTTGGATTTGACGGTGATATAAGACATAATGGATACCTCCAATCACTTTGTTTGATCATCCAATCTTTTACAAAACTTTGCACAGTAAATGAATGTGTGGGATTAAGTTTTTTAAAAAAATTCTCATCAAAGCCAAATAGTGTTTGAGCCTTGCCCATATCGTTGTTTAACAGCTTGTGTTTAGCATCTGTATTTTCAAGTTCAAGTTTTACTTTTTTGACAGCACTATCAAGTTCTTCAGTGATTTCACTGAATCCTTCTGCATTAGCTTCTTCTATAATTTTGATTGCTTTTCTTAGTTGATGTCTTGATACCATTATGCAAATAATTTATCAAAAGTATTGTCAGCTTCGGAGGCTCCCAGATCCCAATCCAACACACCTATAAGATTGTCAAGTTTTTTATTAATCAATGTGGCCTCCATTTCATCGTCAGCAAATGGAAGTTCTTTGAACCAATCCGGGATCCTTAGTTCATCTGTTGGATAAGCAATTGATGTGTATCCCATGGGGTTGTCTTTAAGTTTACACACAATGCATTTTTGCCCGTCGATAATATCCATTGAATATTTGTCATTGTAAACTTTTTTTAATGTGTTCCAATTGATTGCAGCTCTTACATGTCCTGGCATGTTTATCTTGCCTTTACGTTTTTCTCTTGAATGATACTCAGTCAATTTGTTTACACGCCTTGGCGAACCTTTTTCCCAACCAGGCATCTTTTTAAATTCTAATCTGAATGCGGCAATAAAGTCCATTATTTCATCTTCTTCAGCACCTAACAGCACTCTATCCAACACATCTGATAAAAAGTCCTGTATGTAAGCAGGAGTGTCAGAACGTTTGAGATCGAGCCCCATTGCTTTTATCTTATCCACAGTTTCACCTTCCAAGTCATATATTTTCATTGCGTATCTTTTCTTAGTGATAAACAGCCCTTTGATGCCAACTGCTTCTCTGCCTGCGGCTATGAGTTTGCCATATGAAGCAGGACAGTTAAATGACTCCTGCATGTATTTTGGAAAGGACTTGTTGACTTCACCTGCTACAGAATCATATAGTTGTGTCACAGAATCTTTTGTCCATGGAATGTTGCCTGCATCTATTTCAGACTTCAACGGTTGATATGCACTAAAATACACAGAATCAGTATCGCCATATATTACAGACTGTCCTCTATAATCATATTCACTGGTTATGATCTCATTTGTTTTTGCGGCCATGTGCTTAGTAATACACCTTCCTGTCAGTGTGGTGGATTGGCCAATTCTTGTGTCAAAGAATCTACACCCGGGATTCAGTATTGCGCCATATAGTGAATTTAAATTAATTTTTTTAACAAGCTGTCTTTTATCCCAAAACGCAGTCTCTACTGGATTGTCAGCGTCAATGGCTTTCTTCTTTTTTGTCTGCAGTTCTTGTCTTTCAGCATACCAACGCTCCAACAATCCAGGAATCACTCCAGCAAATTCATGTGTGAATATTGTACCATTTGCAGAAAGGAACCAGGGTTGGTCATTGTTAAAAATTAGTTCATATACTTCTGCGGCACTAAGAATGTTTGATTCTCCAGACTCCCAATCAATTGTTATGCTTTGTGCTCTGTCTTTACGCATAACAGCCTGATATTCAAGTGATCCGAATTCGCCTTCCCATGCACCTGCAAATGACTTTTTTTCCATTGTCATTCTTCGCTCTATTTCTTCATCTGTAAGTGTTTGGCGCAGTTGTCCTACAATTGTTTCCGGAGCCATATTAAGTGCCCGAATCACAGATGGATACAGCGAATTAATATCAATTGATCCAATCCAATCATGCAATCCTTTTTTTGGATATGCCACATAAGCACCTGCAGCTGGATCTGATCCAGGTTCACGTCTTACTCTATCAGGCACAACCATGCCACGTCTGTGTGCCTCATTTATGATGCCTTGCTCAGTAACTGCAACAGCACCCATAGTAGTTTGTATCAACACAGTATTCTGATGCGCCAGTTCATTGCTTAATGCAATAAATTTAAGTTTGTCATCTAGTCTGCCTAACAGTGCCACGTCTTGTCTATTGTATTCGATAAATTTTACAAAGTCCTGATTGTACAATTGATCTAGTGTGCCTTCATAAGGAGTTTTCTGTTCACCTAGTTCCATCTTGGAAATAAAATCCAATGCATATGAATGACGTTCTTCATATGTGTATTTCCTGTACAGTTGCATGTAGTCCAAATGCACCCTGCCAATGATATCATATGTAACTTCTTCATTGCCAAATCTTTCGAAAGTTCTTTTGCGTGGAAACGTATTCCATAAACACAATCTTCTTGTGTCATCTTTGGACATTACTTTTTGTATTCTATTGACTGTGTATGGAATATCAAAGCCTTCGGAGTTCCAACCACTTAGCACATCAGCATCTTCAATCAACTTAATAAATTTGTCCAGCATGTCTGCTTCATTCTCGCAGAGCATTGTGTTCTCAAATTCTTTTTCAATTATTTCAGGATTGGGAAAGTCCTTTGGCGGCACAGCAAGTGATATCAATTGATCCATCCACTGCAAATACACAGTGATTGAAATGATCGGCGCCCATGCATCTGCTGGTTTGGCATAACCTTTGTTAGGATCGAAATCAACTTCTATGTCAAAAAATGCAACTTGTAATTCAGGGGCATCCTTATTGAGATAATTTTCTTCCAAGCATCTGAATATAGGATTGATATCAGATTCATACAATTTTTTTCCAGATTGCATGTGTACTTCACGTTTGAACTCTTTGCCTGATTTTGTTGCAATTCTTGATACAGATGTTCCATACACTGACTTGAATTTGCCCTTAGGATCATCATAGTATGCAACATAGCGAGCGGGATATTCGACGTAGCGTCTTTCTCCTTTGACACGTTCTACAACAGATATCTTGTCTGTGTCACGATCGAACAGTGCATCAACATAACTCATGATTGATTATAACACAGTTTGTATGCGTTTAGCAATGATTTCGTTGCCAATTTGATCGAGATGATTAATGTTTCCTTTGTGTTTTTGCCAAACATCATAATAGTTGTTAGCAATTTTTTTGGTATCAACTGGTTCATGAAAAGTAATATGGACGCTGTTTGGTATCTCAAGCAGTTTGTCTACTATCAACTCATAGACAAATTGCACATAGTCCCAGTCTGTGTATTTCTTTATGTGTGAATATATTTCGCCTATTTGTGGTAACACATGTTGGTTATGATCTAAATCTGCCAACATAAAGTCATTGTTTGGTCTTTCTTTGTTGTCCTTGTGCAATGGATGATTACTAGTGTGTATGCGCCATGGCGATGTATGACAAATTAAAATTTTGTCAAACTTTTCATGTCCAACAGTTTGTTTGAATATTTTGTATTGGCCAACTCCATTTTCTGATTTGTTTGTGACATTGCCTTTAATGTGTTGAACCCATCCTTTGGTTCCATACGAAAAACTATCACCACAAACCAATATGTTCATTAGATTTGTTTTGCTATCACCAATAATTCTTCAAGTTCTTCAATGTCTTGTTTTTCTGAATCCAAAGACTCCTTGAACGCAACTTGTATTGCTTTAGTTAATAATGCTGGTTTTATTTCTAACTCTTCTGCAACTGCCTTTACAGTATCACGCAATCCATCGGACAAATCCTTTACTTCTTGTTTTACTTTAATGCCACTTTCAATGACGTGTTTTACTTTTGCTTGTTCTTCTGTGTTTAATGTTTTCATAGAGATCTCCTGTAAATTGATTATACAATTAAATTAGTTTACTGTCTATTATAAAATTTTTTATTTGATCTTTAATATGAGAATGATCCTGTATTTGTGCATGTCCACAATCTGTTGTATTTCTTATTAAAGAATGAAGGCTGTTTGGGAACCAGTGTTTAGATTTTTGCAGTTGAAAGTCTATATCAAAAGCTGATCCTTGCATCACAGATATTTTATTCTTGAAACATATTTCATCTACACACCAAATTTTATTTTGTAAATCAGTAATATAAGTGTCCGTGTTTTGATTTGCATAGAATTTTTTTACATATTTTCCCGGAAAACTTTTTGTTCCTGGTGTAATTTGATACACAGTTTCATCCATGTGTACTTCACTTCGCATGTAAAAACTCCAAAACACAATACACATATCTGCTGTATTGTTTCTGAAATAGTTACAGAATTTCCTGAATATAGCCGCATTACTGCCACTGCCTACAAAACAGTTGTCCAATTGCATGTTAAGTTCTTTGGCTAGTGTGTTTGGCCAAATATTTGGATCTTCTGATCCATATGGTGTACCGTCTACTGAAGAACATCCAAACAATGCAATTTTAGTCATAATAGTTCACAGTCCTCTATATGTTTTATGAATGCACGTGCTATATTTTTGTGTTCTGAAATATGTGGATGTCCACATACTGTTTTCTTTAAAGCCAGACCATGCATGTTATGTGGAAACCAATGTTTAGGTTTGTTGAATGTTTTATCAATTTCAAAACAGCATCCCTGTAATAAATTATCAACTGTAATTTTCTCGCACAACCATATTTTATCTAAAAAATCTTCCCAATCAACTTGCAAGTTTCTGTTTTTATAATATTCACTTGTGTAATCTAATGGAAATGATTTGCTGGACGGTTGCATTTGATAAACTTTTTCTTTGACATGTACTTCATTTCTATTCCAATGGCTCCACATAATAATTGCCAAATCACAGGAATCTTCTCGGAAAAATCTAATATAGTTTCTCATAATAGCATGATTGGATCCACCTGCAACATACTTGTTCACTGCATCTGCCCCAAAATGTTTTGCAACAATGTTTGGCCATATGTTCTTGTAGTCTGTTGGATACGGCGTACCTTGCGTATATGAATCGCCGAAAAATACTATCTTCATTAAAAATAATTATTGGTTTATTTTCTTAGTTGTTTCAACTTGAGAAGCAATGAGTCATAGTAACGTTTTCCAGGACGCAACTTATTCATCTTAAGTCCTCTTGATCCTGGTGATTGAGGCTCTTTAGTCTGCATGGGTAGATTCATCATTATCTCAGATATCTTCATTGTTCGATGCTTTCTCTTTCCCGTTGTCGCTGTCAGCTTCTGGATCGAAGTTATGATCTTGATATCCACTCACGTTTCCAACCTTATATCCTAATCTTTTAAGATTTTTAATCATGTGCTTTGCTTCTTTGTCACCACCAAAAAAGTTTAGCATGACGTCTTGGTCGCCCATATTTGTGTCATGTGGTTCTGTGGTGGCAATGTTTGCCATGTTTCTTCCAAGTTTCATGAAGTCATAATCTGTGGAATCAGAATCTACTGCGTAACTATTTTTTGGAAATGGAATAAGTTCACCTTCTGGTATAATATCTCTAATCTTCATCTTGAATGTCCTCAACAGCAGGTTTACTTTTTGTATGAACTGGACCTATTTCTCTACCTTCTTCTTCAAGGTTAAATTGTTCTGG